ATATTCTTTTAACCATTCACTCATTAGAAAAATGCCTCCAGACTTGCTTTCTTTTCAATTTCCCAACCAATAGCTTCTAATATAAATGAGAGTGGTGCGATAAATGTTTTTTCAAACATTAGGTCCCTATCAATGTATTCATCTAATTCAAACTCTCTTGGTAGTTTTGTCATGTAACTTATAACATCATGCTTAAAAGGGTTTCTTTGTTTTAGTTTTATAAACTTAACCTTATCACCTTCTTGTATCGCTGGATAGATATGGTCTATCTTGAGTTCTTTTATTTTTAGATTGTATATCAATGCACCTTTTACATGTATTGGTGTTCCCTTTATAAAAATCTGTGATGAACTTTTATATTTTTTTAGATTGTTACAACTTCTAGGAAAAGATATTTGTTCAGGTGTCATCTTATTAAATTCTTCTCTGAAGTCTGCAACAAATTTAATCAATGTATCATTGTCTTCTGTCATCATCATATCAATTGCTGTTTTAATTCTACCACGACAAACTTCTGGTGTTGAAGATTTAACAGCCTCAATGCCCATAATTTTCATTTTAGGTTTTGTAAGTCTGATACCTTCATCATCTAATACATGTAACATATATCTTTTCTTAGCAGTCCATATTGCCTTATCAGCAATAACTTCTCTTTTCATAACCATTCTTTGTTCAAATGCATTAGTATAATTTGACAAGTCATTAAAACATTTTTCAATAAATGGTTCTATCTTTTGTTGTGCAACTTTATCAATGAAGTTTACTTTTTGGTCTATCGTTTTATCTTTACATGTTTTTTCTACTAGACTATCTAATTTTAGATAGATAGAATCTGTATCGGATGCCACAATGTAATCTACATTTTCAGTTTGCAAAATCTTATTCATATAATTATTTACTTCAGTTTCAATATGTCTAATAACTAATTGACCAGATGATGTAATTGCTGTTGCCTGTCTAACATCATAATATCTGAAGTATTGATTACCAATAGCACCATAGGCACTATTTAATGCAATCTTTTTTGCCCATTGAATGTTATGACATCTTGCAATCTCATTTTTATATTTGTCATCACCAGTTTTTTGATGAAGTTTTTTAGCCTCCATCATTTTCTTTTTGTAGACAACTCTGTCTTGATACATCTCATCTAATAGTCTAGGTAAAAAACCTGCATTATCTCTTTTAAATGTTGCCCCATTCGGTGTCATACATACATCTTGTCCTTTCAGATGGTCTAGATTTAATTTTCTAGATAATAATTTATTTACAGATGTGCCTTCTGGATTCATACCTACTATTTTTTCTGGTGATATATTATATTGCATAATCAAATGAGGATAAAGTGAATTAATATCAAATGATACTATCCAGTCATGCATACCTGTCATAGGTTCTTTTACATATGCACCATCATATTTTGAATCTTTAACTTGTTCAGATTTTTCAGGAACTACAATATGTTCTTTTCTTAGATAATTATAAATTAAAACATCCCACACTCTTACTTGTGAGAATACATCATCATAGTTTACTTTGGCTTCATATGCCATTGTCAATATTAATTCAATAAGTTTTAGTTTGTCTTCTAGTCTATCAACAATTTCAACATCTTGTATGTTATAGTCTACGAATGATTGAAAGTCATTAGTGTACCACTCTCTAAAAGTTTCATAAGGCATTTCATCTTTACCAATACCCAATTCAACTTTACCAATATAATCTAGTTTGTAACTTTCTTGACTTACAGGAATAAATTTTTGATACAAGTCAATATAATCTAACATTGCAATACCCATAATACTGAATACAGTTTTAGGTCTGCCTCTTACAATCACTTCTTTCTTTTCAACTAATCCCCATGGCGATAGTTTACGAATAACTTTGTTATCTGTTAGTCTAGATATTCTACCTAGTAAATAAGGTATATCAAAAAACTTACAGTTCCAGCCTGTAATAATATCAGGATAGTTTTTCATCCAGAAAGACATAAATTCTTTTATTAATTCTTTTTCTGAATCACATTTTACATAAGTAACATCTTCTCTATCAGTTACAAAATCACCTGTACCCCATGTTAGAATTTGTTTGTTGGTTTGATTCTTAACTGTTAGACATAATAATTCTTCAATAGGATTATCTATATCTGGAAAACCATTTTCACAACTTGTTTCAATATCAATAGTAAAGATTTTAATTTTATCTTTTTGCCAATCTATATCATCTCTATATTCATTAGAAATATATTGATAAGCAAATCTCTCCATACCATAGATAGGAGAATTAGAATTATCATAAGTCTTTCTAAATTCTCTTGCCTTTGCAATACTTTGAAATACTGTTGGTTGTAAATATTGACCTTGCAGATTTTTATGTTTAGATTCTTTATTTGTTAGAGTAAAAAATGTTGGACTGAAATCAACCTTTTCTTGAAATTCTTGTCCTTCTAATATTCCCCTAACAAATAGCTTACCTTTATATTCTACAATATTTTTATAGAAATTCATTAAGTAATCAACTGCTTTTCAACTTGTACTATACCACCTGTATTTTGTGTATATGTATTTAATAGTTCCTTGTTTGGTGCAACAGTAGTAATTACATTCTCTTGTTTAAATGTAACTTCATCACAATCACCATATGGTATATAAGAATGAAATCCTAATGTTACTGGTTTGCCTGGTGCTTCTTGTTGTGGAATAATCACATAGGGTTTTTCTAAAACAACATGTGTTTCTTTACCATTTTCATCAAATAGTTCCTCTTTGATTTTTCCGATTATATCTTCGCCTGTTGTCAAACGAAACAGTTTCACATCTGCCATAATTTACCTCACTTGTTAATAATGTATTGTACTATAAAAAGACTTATTTGTCAATGGTGTACGGACTAGTAACTACGAATCTTCTACTCGGATTTACCATAACATTAAGTCTATTCATAAATTCTCTGTCTAATAATATTTTTTGTCTACCCTCTCTATTGTCTAAAGTAAAATCAACTTCTGTATATATTGTACCCATAAACTCAACATCTAAATTAATTAGATATCTTTCTTCATCATAATTTCTTAAACCACCAACACCAATTTCAACTTTTTTGATAATCTTTGATGTAATAGTTTTATCGTTTAATGTCCATGTTACATTACTTCCGTTTACTTTTATATTTTCTGCATGTATAACATTTGTACCACTATTGCCTGTATCAAACTTTGCAACTATATCACCAAAAGGTTTTACATTAACAACTTCTCTATAACCACATTCTGATGGTGTTTTAATTCTAGTTTTTTTATCTTCAAAATGTTGTATTAATCCTTTGATTAAATTTTCACCTGTTGCCTTTTCAATACCTTCTGTACCAGGTGATGAGTTTACTTCTATAATATAAGGTCTATCTTTAATTCTATTTTTAGCAGGTATGAAATCAACTGCTGTGTAATGACCATTAACTGCCTTTGAGGCTAATATACAGTCTTCTATTTCTTGTTCTGTCAATTTAAACATTTTAACTTTTCCACCTTGTGAAAAGTTTGACCTAAAATCTCCCTTTATAACATCACGCCTCATTGAAGCAAAAACTTTACCACCTAAAACTAATACTCTTACATCAAAGTCTGTCTTAATATATTCTTGAATTAACAATTCAGCGTCTTCTGATTCTTTATATATTAATTGTACAATACTATCTAAACCTCTTTCTGATTCTACAAATAAAACTCCAACACCTTTACTACCTCTAAGTGTTTTCATTATTATAGGATAATCTCTATCTAAACTTTTAACTGCCTTTTTAACAGCATCCTTATTAGGAATTAAAACTGTATGTGGTTGATTTAGACCATATTCTGCAAGTCTTAAATAACCCCTATATTTATCAGCACAGATTTGAATAGATTCTCTACTATTAATACAAGCAACACCTGCCTTTTCTAATTGTGATAATAAGTTTAACCAAGAATCTTTTCTTGTAATAGAACCTCTAACTATTGCAATAGTATTATGTCTATCTATTACAAAACCTTTGTCATCATCTATATTGTGAATAGTTTTTATATTGTCTTCATTTTTAATATATGCACCATCAATAAGAACAATATAGACAGCATGACCTAACTTAGGTCCTTCATCTTTAATTCTCTTAGCAGTATGATATAATTCAGCGTTTTCAGGTTCATCTGATAACACTAAAATTTTTAGTTTACTATCAGTTTGTTCTGTCAAAAATTCATTAAACTTCGGTATTTTCATCTTCTATTTTTTTACCTATGTTATATTTTGCAGATAATGTCCACTCATTCTTTTCTTTAAAAGGTAAAACCTTTATCTGACTTAATGGTGCTTTATTTTCTGATTGTTCTTTAATTACAATGTCAACTAAATTCCAGTCTTGCAACAATACAGATATTGTGTTTCTTCTTTGTATATCATTTTCTGATAGTGTTGCTGTCTTGCCGTCTAATGCAAATAATTCTTTAAAGTGTACAATATAATATCTACCTTGTTTATGTAGTATATGACATGACTGATATAGTGTTTTGTCTTTACGACTTGCAACACCTATTCTTGTTAAAGTTTCTCTTACTTTAAGAAAGTCATCTGGTTGTTTGATTGTAACTTCGAGCATTTTGTCTGGAGTCCATTCTATCTCATCATTCATTTTCTTCTCCCACCTTTATCAACTGATAATTTGATTGATTCAATTTGCTCTTTGGATAGTATTGATAAGGCCTCTCTTGCCTTTTCGTTGCTGTAATCATAATATTCTTTGACATATTCTATATCTTTTAAAACATCTTGTTTTAGCCACTTACCACCAAATCGCTTCTTTTTTCTTATACTATTTATGAAAAAATTAAACTGAACATCTTTATCTAGAAAGTGATACCCATTCATCTCGTTTGCCTGTGCAATACAATCATAGAACATAGACAAACACTTGTTAATAACAAAGGGTGGATATTTCCTTGCCCACTCTGTATCATCAGTATCTAATAACTTTTCTTTAGAAAAATTTATTGCATTTAAATAATCACGAAGTTCGTAAGCCATTATTTAAACTTACACCCTGCCATTATCTCTGTTAGACATGCAACCATATTAATCTCTTGGTCAGCAACAAAAGCTGCCTTGTATTGATAACCTGCGATTATTAGAATTGCTTGTGGAACAGAATTTGGCGATAACGCTTTGTAAAGTACATCATAGATACTTCTAAATAAGAACGCTGGTTCTTTATCTAGGTTCTGTACGACCCACTTTCTCATATCGTTAAATCTTTTTTCTTTTAGTGATTCTAATAATTCTTTATGACTGACTTCAGACATAGAGAATAAAATACCACTATCTATTTTGCCCCTTACAGAATATCTTTGTAATTCATTAATTGACCTTCTGAAATCAGGATAATGTTTTTGAATTAACTCTGCAAGTATCTTTTCTTCAAAAGGTATTCCTTCATCATCTAAAATTTTAGAACATCTTTTCATAAATGCTGTTGCTGTTTTGATTCTTTGACCATTTATGATTCTAAAATCAATAACAGTACATCTACTATGAAGTGGTTCTAT